TGTTATATTATTAAAGGTATCCACGGAGAAATATATCCATGTAAGGAAGATATTTTCAATGATACTTATGAGGCGATTGGACCCCAAAATATTGTTGGTTTTCGCAGTGTTTTGGATTCTATGTGAGGAGGTGGTCACTCATCTTGACAGCAGGAAAGACTGCTTGAAACTACTCTAAATTACTTTAAACTGGTCGAAATTGACCAGTTTTCTTTTTGGTCCAAGCATTGAAGACGGTAAAAGCTATGGAAAAACAGTCGGGGACGACTTTAAAAATAGGAGGTTCGCAATGAACGAAGAAACACAAACAGTCGAAGCGGTCGAAGATGACAAACAGGTAGCAGCTGAACCTGAACAAGTCACAACAGACCCGAAAGACGAAAAGAAGTACACCGATGCCGATGTTGATGCTATCATTGACAAGGAATTTGCTAAATGGAAAGCAGAGCAGGAAAAAGCTGAATCAGAAGCTAAGAAATTAGCCAAGATGAACGCTGAAGACAAGCAGAAGTACCAGCTTGATAAGCGTGAACAGGACCTTGCTGACCGTGAAGCAGAAATCACACGCCGAGAGCTAACCGCTGAAGCTAAGACGATTTTAAGCGAACGTGGCTTACCAATCGAGTTAGTAGACGTGGTTAATCTTGCTGACGCTGATAGTGTACGTGATTCCATTGATGCTATTCAAAAGACTTGGGAAGCAGCAGTCTTAAAAGGTGTTGCTGATAAGACCAAAGGAAGTGCACCGATGAAGAAAGCGCCACAAGAACAACCAACCGTTGAAAAGTGGGAACGTGATTTTTTGAAATAAGAAAGGAAAAATAAAATATGCCATTTGAAAATATTAACACCGCAACATCCCGTGAAAAATTCTTAGGGATTATCGAGAAAGTTGTTGCTAAAAAATCTTACTCAGCTCCGCTTTTGCTATCGAATGATGCAGTGGAAATGAACGGGCGTTCATTTACTGTTACAAAATCTGACACAACAGAACTCAAAGACTACAAGCGTAATGCTGACAATGAGTTCGACCATGCACAAACAGAAGAACGCACATACACTCTGGACCAAGAAAAATACTGGGGGCGTTTTGTGGATCGTCTAGATGAGCGTGATTCAAACGGTGAAGTCAATGTCAATTATGTTGTCGCTCGTCAAGCTGCCGAAGTTGTGGCGCCGTACTTAGACCATCTTCGTTTTGACGCTCTTCTTGGTAATGTCAGCGATAATGTCGTACCAGCTAATACTAAAGGTGCTAATAATTCTTACCAAGCTGTCTTGGATGTTTCTGAGAAATTGGATGAGTTGGATGTGGTTGAAAACCGCTTGTTGTTTGTGACGCCAGCATTTTATAAAGCGATTAAGTCAGAAATTGTCAACCTTCCACAAGGGGACACCAATCAAACTGTGCTTTACAAAGGTTATGTCGGTCAGTTGGATACATTCACGGTTTACAAAGTACCATCTAAGTACCTTAAAGGTGTACAAGCTGTTGCGACAATCGGTGGGGTAGTCGTTTCGCCTATCCAAGTAGATGAAACGAAATATAACAACAACATCCCAGGTCGTTTTGGTGAATTGGTGGAACAATTGCTGTATACTGGTGCATTTGTCTTTGATTTTGACCAAAAGTACATCATTTCTATTGCGACCTCTAAACCAGAAGCGAAGCCAAGCGCACAAGGTAAATTGAACATCCGTGCTGAGCAATGGGTTTCTGGTGCAACTTATGAAGCTGGCGCCCGTGTACAAAACGAAGGTAAGTTGTTTGAAGCCACTAAGAAAGTAAATTCATCCTCAACAGCTCCTGGTAGCGATTCAGCCAACTGGAAAGAGATTGTCTAGGAGGCCCTAAATGCGCTTTAAGGTATTAAAAGAGTTTACTGATGACGAACTTGGTTTTGTTCATCGTGTTAACGATATCATCGAATTGACCAAGGAACGTCATAAGCAGATGAAGAAAAACGCTAAATTGCAAGACGTGAATTTGGCTGATTACATTGAAGAAATCAAGACCAAAGGAGCAGAAGCTCCTGCAAAATAGGGGGCGGATATGCTAGAAGATTTAAAAACTTTAACAGGCGAGAGTGATGATAAAATCCTCTCGTCTTTGCTTTTGAGGGCAAAAAATATCATTTTGACTGAGACAAATCGAAGTCAGCTTACGCCAGCGCTGGAAGGTTTGCAACTGGAAGTGGCACTCGAGTTGTTCAATCGCCAAGGAAGCGAGGGCGAAACATCACGGAGTGAAGGGGGCGTGTCTGTGTCTTATAAAGACGGGCTGTCAGATACTATTTTGAATGGTATTCGGAGTCATAGACTCGCAAGGGTGGCAGGTCGTGCGTTTGAAGCGAAACCGACTGAAGCCGTATCTGATTCGTAAAGCTGTCATAGTGACGAGTGATGAGGGTATCAAGAAAGCTACTTACAGCGATGTTTCTACTGAGATACGGGCCGAGATATGGCCTGCTAGTGGTCGTTTACAAGCTGAGATATACGGTCAGAGATTGGCATATATTTTGAATTGCTTGGTAGACCGTGAGACTCTTATAGATGAAGGCGATGGCTTTTGTATCAACAGCGATAAAGTAACCCATAAAGTCATATCCATAAAGCGATATACAAATCATCAAGTCTTGGAGTTGGAACAATGTCGCGATTGATAGGTGCTGATAGGTTAATCTCGAAGCTCAAACGATTGTCTAGTCAACGACAGACCGAAATCATAGCGAAAGCTGTACACAACGCTGCTAAGAATGTTGTACAAGCTGATGCAAAGTTGCGAGCTCCTGTCAACGATGGTGATTTGAGAGCGGGTATCAAGGTCCGCATGTCCAAGCCTGGGAATCCAAGAGCTGAAGTCGTAAGTACGTCGGACCATGGTGGATTTGTCGAATTTGGAACAGGTCCAAAAGGCGCAACAAACCATGCAGGCATTTCGCCAGAAGTCAGCGTGTCCTATCGAAGCACACCTTGGTATGTCCACGAGTCTCAGATTGATGCCGGTCCTTATCGTTTCCCCAAGATTGGCGAGTTTTACAAGATGTTTGGTCAAGTTGCCCAACCGTATCTTTATCCAGCACTTAAGGATAATGAGGAACGGGTCACTAAGAACATCAACAGATATGTTAAGCGAAAATTGATTGAAGAGGTCAGCAAATGATAAATATTAAGCCCATCATTTACAAGAAATTGAAAGAGGTTGCGGACAATGTGACAGATACTTATCCGCAGGATTGGGAGAATTTCCCGGTTATCATCTACTTAGAAGAGGAAAACAAGCCTTACGAGATTACAGATGATACAGAACAGATGTCCTATTTGCGCTACAAGGTCGATATTTTCCACAATGATAGTACGTCAGAATTAGCAGTAGCGATTGATGCGATTTTTGCATCTCTCGGGCTAAAACGTACATCCAGCGTGGATACACCCGACCCAACGCACTTACGACACAAAGTCATGCGATTTGAGGGGATTTTAGATCTAAACTCCCGAATCGTTTACCAATACAGAATGGAAGGATAAAACATGTTAGCGAATGGAATTAAATTGAAAATGAGCGAGACCAAAGGGTCTAGCTATACAGTTATCGAGGGCTTGAAAGAAGTTCCAGAACTTGGTATTGACCCTGAGAAAGTTGAGAATACGACCCTTGCGGATACCATTAAGCAGTATGAATTTGGTATTGGTGACGCTGGTGAATTGGAATATAAATTCAAGTATGAGAATTCCAAAACAACTTCTAGTTATCGTACTTTGCGTAAACTGGCAGATGCCAAGGCTGTTCGTCACTTTGAACAAGAATACCCAGATGGTACGAAGGTGCATTTCTCGGCTCAAATCGCAGTCAAATTGGGCGGTGGAGGCGTGAATTCTGCAATCGAATTTACATTGAAATTGGCTCTACAGTCAGATTTAGAATTCACTGATCCAGTAGCACTTTAAGGAGGTATAAATGTCAACACGTAAACCATATATCACTTGGACCGTCAAGGGAACAGACTATAAATTGCGTCTTAGCACTCGCCAAGCCTGTGAAGTTGAAGAAAAATTGGGCGTTAATTTGCTCAAAATCTTTATGCCACAACCAGGCGAACAGTTCAATCTACCGCCTTTGAAGGTCATGTTGTTGGTTGTTCAAGGTGCTTTGCAGAAGTTCCATCATGGTATCAAATTGGATGATGTCTATGACTTGTTCGATGATTACATTGATGAAGGCTACGGACAAACTGAATTGATGTCCGATATCATCGTACCATTGTTTGAAGTATCGGGTTTTATTCCTCGGAACAAGGAGAAGGAAGAACCGACGTTGACAGTAGTCGAGTAGGTTCTGGTCCTTGTTCGGTCGCAGAATTGATTAACGGGTTTTATCCAACAGCATTAGATGCAGGGGTAGACCCGTTTTCTTTTTGGGAATACACTCTTTTGGAATTGAAAGAGTTGGTCGAGAGTTACAACAGGCAACAATTCCAGAGACAGAAAGAAATTGCTTCGCATAACTTTGTTCAATCGCAAATGATAGCTCGTTTTGTTTCCATGATGTTCCAGGAAAAAGGTGAAGCACCGGACATTTGGGACTTCTACCCTACTTTGTTCGAAGAGGATAGGCGACAGATAGAACAAGCTCGAATTGAGAGAGATTTGATAATTCATCGCGAACGGATGAGGGCTTTTGCTGAAAGAATGAGAGGAAGATTCAAAACTTCCGAATAAGATAACATGGAAAGGAGGGGAACTATGGCTACAACCTTAGAAGAGTTGAGAGTTATTGTCGAAGGCGAGATTGCTCCATTTCAAAAAAAGATGAAGCAATTGGAATCTCAGATGAAGCAAACTCAAAACAAAATTGAAAACAAGACAAAAGGTCTTAGAGAGCGTGTAGGTCAACAAGCTGGTGGTATGGCGGCTGCTTTGGGCAAACTTGCTAAGATTACTGCGTTAGCTTACCTAGGCAAGAAAATGTTAGACCTCGGCATGTATTCTACGCAGATGGCTCTTGAAGTGAGTGCTTCAGTCAATCAAATCAAACGGCAGATGGGCGAAAGTTCCCAAGCGTTTTTAAAGTGGATTGATAACAATGCCAACGCAATGAATATGAGTGTTGGAGAAGCTACCAAGTACGGAGCTGTCTATTCCAATCTATTTTCCAACTTTATCAAAGATTCCGACAAACTGAGCGCTTATACAGGCAAGATGTTACAGACATCTGCTGTTATTGCGCAAGGTAGCGGACGGACCATGACAGATGTTATGGAACGTATCCGATCAGGCTTGCTAGGGAACACCGAAGCGATTGAAGACCTTGGAATCAACGTCAATGTCGCCATGATTGAGTCCACAAATGCCTTTAAGCGATTTGCGAACGGGCAATCTTGGCAACAGTTAGACTACAATACCCAGCAACAAATTCGCTTGATGGCTATTTTGGAGCAAGCGACAGCCAAGTACGGCAATACCTTGCAACAGTCTGTAAACGGGCGTATTAGCTTGTTCAAATCGCTTTTGAGCGATGCGGCGCTAAATATTGGTAATGCTATGTTACCGATTATTAATGCCATGATGCCTGTGCTAAATTCTTTTGCGATGGTACTCAAAAATGTCACTGCTAAACTTGCTGAGTTTATCGGTTTGATGTTTAACAAAAAAGCCAACGTGAAGAATAGCGCAATCGGAAATCTTGCTCAGGGTGCACAAAACGCAAATGACGCAGTAGGCGGTCTAGGCGATGCCATGGACGGTGTAGATGACGCGTCCGGTGGGACTGCAGACAATCTAGATGATACTGCCAAATCAGCTAAGAAAGCTGCTAAAGAACTTCTGGGCTTAGCAGGATTCGATGAAATCACTACCCTAAATTTGAACAAAGACGACTCAGACGGAGCTGGTAGCGGTTCCGGCGGAGGGAAGGGCGGCAAAAATGGCAAGGGAGGGAGTTCTGGGAACGGAACTGACATCTTACCTGAAATAGAATTGACTGATATGGACAACCAGTTTAAGTCCATATTTGACGGATGGGATAAAACCCTACAACCTCTTTTTGATTACCTCTCAAAATTAAAAGACCTGTTTAAAGACGGCTTTAATATGTCGTTTAGAGCTGACAGCTTGGACCGTTTTAAAAACGCTTTGGTTGGTATCTGGCAATCTCTAAAAGACATCTTTGCAGACGGAACTGTCTTGCAAGCAGCAGCAAGGTTTGGCGAGAAATTATCCTACGCTCTGGGACAAGGAACGGGAGCTGTCGCAAATGTCGTGATGGGCATTGCAGTCTTTATTGCCGAAAGTCTAGATAAATCCTTAAAAGAAACTAAGCTCGATATAAAGAATTGGCTAATTAGACAATTTGAGATAAAAGGCGACACTATCACTAGTATCGGAAATTTAGCTCAGGCTATTGGTCAAATTTTTTACGATACAATCACAAGCGTAGCAGCGACCGATATCGGTTCTGCCATTATCTCCTCACTAATCTATATCCGGATGGGGATAGATGATATAACCGGAAAGATTGAACGAGATTTTTGGGCGTTTTGGGAGCGTCTAGCCGTAGATAATCAAGCAGGTATTACAACGGCATTTATCGGCTTATTATCAGCTGTAGAACCTATCTTCGCGTCTATCAAGGACTTGTTCAAGAATACCTTTATCAGCTTAAATGCAACCTATGATGAACACTTAAAGCCGTTCTTTGATTCGTTCATTGAGGGCTTCAGTTCTATCTTTGGCACTCTGATAGACAGTTGGAACAATGATGTTCAACCAGTATTAGATAGCATCGGACAATTGTTCTCTGATATGTTTGATAACCATATTCAGCCTTTTGTTGATAATTTCCTATACGCATTCGGTCAAGTAGTAGATTTATTGAAAGTTGTATGGGAAGAGGGGTTTTTGCCACTCTTTGATTGGATTGCAGCGAACATACTACCAGTACTTGTTCCAATATTCCAAACACTTGCAGAATGGTTCGTGCAAGCGTGGAATGTTGTTTTCGATGTTTTAGGAGCTGTTTTAAAAATCCTAGGCGGTATCATCGAGTTTCTGGTCGGTGTATTTACAGGCGACTGGGAAAAGGCTTGGGACGGCATTGTTCAAGTAGCAAAAGGAATGTGGGATTTACTGTCGTCTATTTTCATGTTCGTTTGGAACGTCATTCTATCATTCTTAAAAGGTGTCTGGAATACCATTGTTGCAATATTACAGGCTGGATGGGATGCTATTGTCCGCATCTTCCAAGGTTTAGGTAAATGGTTTGGTGACCGCTGGAAAGATGTTGAGAATATATTTTCCAACGTAGGTAGATGGTTTGGACAGAAGTTTTCTGAGGCATGGAATGGTATTACAAATGCTTTCAGCAATGTTGTAGGATTTTTCCGTGGCATTTATGATAACATCGTCAGTTGGTTTAGCAACATTGGTGGCGCTGTAGCAACTGCTGTTTCTGGTGCATTTCGTTATGCGATGAATGGTGTGTTTGCCACTATTGAGAACGCTGTAAATGGCTTTATCGGTATGATTAACGGTGTTATTGGTTTAATCAATAACATTCCAGGCGTTAGCCTAGGTAGCATTGGCTACGTCAACCTTCCTCGTCTTGCCCGTGGTGGTATTGTGGACAGCCCTACCGTTGCCATGATTGGGGAGGCTGGTAAAGAGGTAGTTATGCCGTTGGAAAATACAGGCTTCCTGCAAACAATGGGACGAGTTGTCGGCGGTGCAGTTGTTAATGCTTTGGGCGGAGGTCTACCGCAATCGTCTGGATTGCCAAGTGGTGACATCGTCATCAATATCGGCAGCCGAGAATTCGGACGCTTTGCGATTGATGAGATTAACAAAGCACAGGCGCAAGCTGGCGAACTGTTATTAAACATTTAGGAGGGAAACATGAGTCGATTGATTATCAATGGAGTTACAGTAGTACCTCCTAAATCTTTTCAAGTCGCTATCAATGATGTAGATGGCGAGACAGGTCGAAATGCTAACGGAGACATGGTCAGGGATAGGATTACAACCAAGCGCAAATTGGAATGTGATTGGGGGATGTTGACACAGGCTGAGATGGCTCAGATACAGAATGCTGTTCAGCCTGTTTTCTTTGAAGTATCCTATCCGGACCCTATCTTAGGGCAGACCTCTAAAACATTCTATGTTGGTGACAGAACAGCACCAGCATATTCATTTGATGAAAAACTCAAACCATGGAGCGGTTTAAAATTTAGTTTAATAGAGAGGTAAGGTGGTTCACACGGTAACATTTAACCAAGCTATGTTAGCTAAAGATAGGGTGTTTGCTATTCGTGCAGGCGCCTATACTTCTAGCGACATCAAAGAAGCTAGTTTCAATTATGGATATATCAGCGGCGATACTTTAAAACCTGGCGGAACAGTTGCTGGTTCGGCTAAATTGACCTTTACATCTATCATCACTAGCTTTAACAAATTGGATAAAGTTTATCCAGAGATAGGACTAAAAGTTGGCGATTCCTTCGAGTGGGTTGCAATGGGTGAGTATTTTGTCAACGATATTAACATCGACCGCAACAGGAATACCACAGAATTAGATCTGATGGATGGGATGTTCAAGCTCAATCAACCTTATATTTCTGACCTGACTTACCCGGCACAGATTAGAGATGTCATTCGCGAAATTTGTGTAAAGACAGGAGTAGAGTTAGAAACAGATGATTTAGGTTTCCGAGCGATTCAGCATCATATCCAATCAAAAGCGGATAAAAAGGACATTACTTTTAGAGAAGTACTAAGTCAAGCGATTCAATTGCTTGGCTTTTCTGCTTTTTTTAACAGAAAAGGCAAATTGGAAATTCGTGGGTTGACTGAATCAAATATCACAATTACTGCTGATAATTATTTTTTGCACGGCCTGACTAAAAGCGAACTTATGTACCAGATTGCAGGTATCACTTGCAAGAAAGACAAAGAGACGTTAACAGTTGGATTGCGAACTGGTCGCTCTTTAGAGCTAGAAAATAGCTTCATGATACAGAATATCTTAGACGATTTGTATTATGATTTGAAAGAAATCAAGTATTATCCATTTTCTCTTGATTGGCAAGGACACCTAAAACTGGATGTCGGGCAATGGATTACGTTAAAAACAAACAAAAACGAGACTTTTAAAGTCCCTGTACTGAGTCAATCTTTTAATTTCAAGGGCGGTCTAAAATCCAAAATTAGTGCAGACAGCAAAGCTGGTAATGATACTCAGTATTCTTATAAGGGATTTTTAGGCAAGCGCATCGAGCAAATGTCTACTGAGATCGAAGCAGAGGTTCAACAGCAACTGGAATATAAGGATAAGGAATTCGATGAAAAAATTAACAAAGCCAAATCCGAAATCAATGACGGTATCGAGCAAGCCCAAGCTGAGGCTGAGCGGTATGCTGACGCTATTAAACAGGAAATTGATACTGAAATCGCCCAAGTCAACCAATCCATGCAATCCCAGGAACAGGAACACGACAGAGAGGTTGCGAACATCCTGTCTAAAACCCAGTCTGTCGAGTCGCTTGCCAACCAGGCCAAGGCAGATGCGGCAAACGCCATCGCTAGAGCTAACCAGGTCAAGACCGAAGCTATCGCAGATGCAAGAGCGCAGGTTGCGACCGTTAATCAAGCGTTAAATACTGCTAAGACTGAGCTACAATCAGCAATCGCTAGTGCAGACCAAAAGGCGAGGGATAGCCAAGCAAGTGCCACAGCTTTGCGGAATGATCTAAACTTGCAAGCGAGCAAGATTTTGGCACAAGCACAAGCGCAGACGGCATTGACTAATCGTGTGTCGACAGTGGAAAGTCTGGCAGATGGTACAAGGTCCATTGTCGCAGAGTTGTCTAAAACCGTCAACAAGGCGACTGGAGACATCGCTAGCGTTACCAGTCGGACCAAGACCGTAGAAGACACCCTGAGCCAAACGAGGACGCAGTACGAGGCTTTAACGCAGACTGTCAATGCTCAGTCTGGGCAGATTGATAGTATCAATCGTAAGACTGCTGATTTGCAAAGCGGAATTGATGGTGTGACGGAACGGTTTGAGAGTTTGCGGATAGAAGACAACCTTCTGCTCAATAGCTCTTTTAACCAAAACTTGACCCAATGGCAAGGAACTGGGGTAACTATAGTTGGCGGTAAAGCGAGAATTACAGGAGAATTTAATAAAACTAAATATATTTACCAAAGTATCAAGTCTCAGACAGCTAATGACGATGTTAGTCAGGTATACATAGCATCAATCTCAGTTAAGGTCTCTAATTATGCGGCTGGTAGTATAAATCCATATCTTGCACTTTATATAAGTGGTATAAAGAACGACAGCGCAAAAACATGGTTTGGCGCAACATATTTGACACCCTCCCGCTTGGAAGCAGTCAACAATAAGGGAATTGTACAGTTTACCACTACTTTCAAAGTAAATGTGCCACGTAGCCAGATAGACCGTATTGAGTTTCATATATATGCAAGGGATTTTACTGGGGAAGTGGAATTTGAAAAAGTTTCACTCAGACGTGGAAATATTGATTTAGGCTGGCAAGCTTCTCCAGAAGACCTCCGTTCAGAAATCGCAACCTACAAGCGCTCTGCTGAGGAATCCAGTGCAGAGTTATCCCGTCAAATCCAATTGGCAGATGGCAAGGCTGTCGAGGCTAAGACCTACGCCCAACAGACGGCTGAAGGCTTTAAGACTCGTCTGGAGAGCCTCGAAACCTACAAGGATGGCGAAAGTACGCGAGCTAGTCAGTATTTTACAGCTAGTCGTGCCGAAACGGCCAAGCAGTTATCTGCCGAACGTGCCGCGATTGCTACTAACTACGTTGCTAAGTCTACCTATGACGAAAATGTCCGCGGAACAACGTTAAAACTCAATGAGATTAAGACGACCGCTGACACTGCCAAGCAAAATCTGGCGACTTATCAAAATACAGTTGACCGCAAATTGACCGAGCTAACATCAACCACGCAGACGCTTGACGGGAAAATCAATACTGCAAGTGCAAAAATCACTCAAAATGCTAACGAAATAAGCAAACGTCTGACAAGTACACAAGTCGATAAAGCAATCACAGATAAAGGGTATCAGACTAAGAGTGATGTTGATAATAACATCACAGGGCGGGGATATATCACTAATAGCGCATTGCAACCTTATGCATTATCAACGACTGTGCAGAATCTTGTCAAAGAGACATCGGACAGTTTTAGCCGGACTATAAGCGAGACGAGGGCACTTATTCCTACATCGGCTGGTGGGAGAAACTATCTACTTAATTCCAAAACAGAAATAAGTGGGGGATGGGCTAGTAAAACAATCTCGCTTTCTCAAGAGTTGCTTTCCAACTTGTCTAAAATCAGGACAGTTACAATTTCTTGTGATGTTGAAGGTCGAAATGTCACCATTAGAGATACTCGGAAAAGGTTTGGGCTGGCTTGTCCAGTTGAAATTGATGGAAAAATAAATTATTGGGAAGTTTGGCAAGCTGAAGATACAATCAAGAAGCGAATTAGCCAGACATTCACAGTCCCTGAAGGTAAAACTATTACAAAATTTTATTCTCCATCATTATGGATACAGGCAGATGGTAATATCAAAGTAAGCAATCCTAAATTAGAATTTGGAGTTTTGCCAACAGATTGGTCACCAGCCCCAGAAGATTATGTGACCGTTACAGCATTTAACACAGTTACAGACACTGTTAATTCTCACACTAGGACACTTTCTGAGCAGGGGAGTTCAATCAGTCAAGCAGTCCAAACTGCTCAAGGTCTAATAGCTAGAGTTGAAAATTTATCTGTGGGAGGTCGAAACTATTTTCTGAAGTCCGATTTTTCCATCTCATCAGGAAATAAAGCAATAGCAATCCATCCCGATTTTATGAAACATGCAAAAGGTAAGAAATTTGTAGTCAGTGTAGAGGTAGAAGGTAAAAACGTTGTCTTTGCAGATCGTGGTCGCTTTGGAATATCTACATCTGGACAAAGACCAGGCCTGACTTGGAGGGACTGGCTAGAAGTTTGGGAAACAGGAACGGGCAACATCCCCAAGAAACGAATTTATCAAGTCTTTAGTTACATTGATGATTGGATGGATTTCGGAGCAAATTTGTATGTTCAAACTGGGGGAGAAGCTATTGTTGGTTATCCAAAGTTGGAAATCGGAACAATGCCCACAGACTGGTCACCAGCCCCAGAAGACGGAGACCAGGCTATCCAAGCGGTATCAACCCAAGTCAGCACGTTAGCAGGGTCTTATGCCATTAAAAATCTGACCAGCACAGGCAATGTACTTAATCAGCTCAACCTAAATAAGGACGGCTCTGTTAAGATTGACGGTAGTCTCGTACAGATTACTGGTAAGACATACATCCAGGACGGTGTGATTACATCTGCCAAAATCGGTAGCTTAGATGCTGGGAAAATCACCTCTGGCTACCTAAGCGCGGCAAGGATTGCTACTAATAGTATCGATGGTAGTAAGATGGTCTTTGACCAAGCGTTTGTTAATAAAATGACAGCAAACGAAGCCTTGTTTAAGCAGTTATTCGCAAAGAATGCATTCATTACAAGCGTCCAGGCAGTGGCTGTGTCAGCTAAACAGATTGCTGGCGGTATTGCTAAAGCACTCAACGGTGGTATGGATGTCAATTTCGACGAAAGTAAAATCAACTTTTACACAAACGTAGCTGCAATAAGACGTATCTATACTGGACACCCTACTCAATTTATAAAATTCGAAACCGAAGGGAATTACTCGCGAACAATCATCGGGAGTAACCGTAATGGAGGAGAAGTTTTTAATTCGGCAACATTTGCAGGGATTGTTGTAGAGAACACAAACAATATAAACACAGAAGACAATGTGAGGATTTATGGAGATAACACGCTATTAAGACATGCACAAGGCGATGTCGGTTGGAATATCAATTCTGTCACTCAACGTATAGTCCCTGCTAACATCAACGCAGAGTCCGAAATTTGGTCTAAGCACTTTGTGGCCCCAGATAAAAATTCGAAGCCTATCCGACTGGATACAGCAGTGGCAGCGTTATGGGACATCTGGAATCACATTATTTACAACAATTTTGAGTTTAACGAAGCACTTCGTACACACATAAAAGCTAGACGGGACAACTGGAAATTTGAATTAAATTTATAGGAGAATTTATGAATCAAGAACAAATCACACAAGCTCTACGCTTGACTAATAACGACCTCGTGACAAAGCTGTCAGAGGAAATGACGACTAAGAATCTGTTAGCTGTACAGCTGACAGAAGCGCAGCAGATTATCACACAACTGCAAGCAGAGATTACAGATTTGACTCAGCAACTGGACGAAGCTACTAAACCAGAAGAAATTATCGAAGGAGAATAATTATGACTCAAACTACAGACAACACATTGCTTAACTTGGAAGAAACAACACAACCATTTGACTTGGCAACAGCGCTCGTTTACATGAAGGAAAATGGCGAATTTATCCGTTGCAAGTCAGCAACTCAGGATTTTTACATGTACCGTGATGTGCAAAAACGTCCTGCAATTGTGAATGGTCGTCGCAAATTTGTGGATGTGGAAACTATCTGGGCCTTTAATCAGTGGGGCGGTACCGCTGCGACAATTAATATTGCTGACATGCTCAACGAAGAGTATTGGATCATGAAATTTGATGAAAACGGAAATCCAGATTGGACAGACCCAACAGCAGGAGCGGAGGCGTAGCCTATGCCAATCGAACACGCAGAAAGAATAGCCCAAAGTCAAGTTGCTTGGGCTATTTTGTTTATTTTATTATTCGGATTCGTCATCCGTTATCTGATTAAGACGTCAGACAAGCGAGAAGCTAAGCTCATGGATTTCCATGAGCAGGCCAAGGAAGAAAGTAACAAGCGGGAGGACCGCTTGATGAATCATCTTGAAAAGACTACCGCAGAAATGGGAGCCATGGCTCGTGAAATCGGTGGCTTAAAAGGTGAAGTGT